GTATAGATCTTGTATAGCCTTTGCCACAGCATTCGCATTGTCTAGACACGCTGTGGCACAAAATTAATAACATGGAGATAAAACAATGATATCGCATGAAAGAGCAAATAAAATGGCTGAAGAAGCTGATTGGAGAGATGGTATGAATGCTTTTAGAGCGCAAGTAATGGAATCATTAGCCATCATAAATGAAGAAATAATTAAATTAAATAATAAGATAAAGGAGATGAAATGAATCCATATTTACCAATAAGAAAAGTTCCATTAGACTATAATGGTGTTAAATCATCTGCATTTTCAGTTCAGATGAATCATCCAAGTCCAACTATGGCTGCTGACTGGAAAGAATGCGGTGTTGTTGGAAATAGTTATATGCTATTACCAAATGAAGAAGTAAAACAAGCTGCAAATCAAGTAGCTAAAGAATGTGATATAGAATTTGTACATGATAAAACTTTCTTTAATGGAAGACAATATATATATTCTATGAGATCACCTGAAGTTGTTGGAAATATAGATGTAAATGATGATGTAGCTTTAGGAATGCAATTTTGGAATAGTTATGATGGAAGTAAATCTTTTGGATATTCTTTAATGTTATTTAGATTAATATGTACCAATGGAATGATGAGTAAAGATCATTTTAGTACATATAGATTTAAACATGAACCTACATCTGAGAATTGGGATGAGAATTTAGAGCAAATTGTTACTAATCTTAATAATATATCTAATGGAAGTTATAAAATAGATGAATTTGTATCTAGCCTTAGAAAATTAAATAATACCCATGTAACTATGGAAACTCTTTCTGAATTAAGACATTCTTATTTGCAAGATTTACCTGTTGGATTATGGGGTCAATTAATTGATAGATATACATCTAAAAAAGTAGATTATAATGGATGGGAGCTGTTAAATGCTGGAACAGATATACTTTGGCATAAAGAAAATCCTACAGTTGCATCTTATAATCATAATCAAGTAATTGTAGATGGCTTGTGTAGAGCTGTAGCATAAGGAGATTAATCATGGGAATGGATGTATATGCAGTATCACCTAATCCAGATGTGGAAAATAGTGATTATTTTAGAAATAATGTCTGGTGGTGGAGGCCTTTATGGGACTTTGTAGCTAATAATTGTTCAGATATATTATCTGAAGAAGATATTCGTGCTGGACAGTTTAATGAAGGCCATCATATAAATGCAAATAAAGCAGTCGCTATCGCCACTAGATTATTGCAAATGATAGAAAATGGACATGTAGATAATTATGTAAAAGAATATAAAGCTGAAATTGAAAAATTAGATGATGATAATTGGGATAAAAATTACCCTATAAATTCAGAAAATATTAAAACATTTGCTAATTTTTGTCTACATTCAGGTGGATTTAAAATACATTGATAATGCTGGTCCTATTCATACTAATCAGCATTATATGGGGGAGTTTAACTTCGAGGTTGCTCCCCCAAATAACTTGTGAAATATGTAGAAATGTTGTATATTAATACAATTAAGTAATCAATAAAATAAATAAAAGGAGTGAATATATGGAAGGAAAAATTCCTAAAGGGAATAGTGTCCCCCAAGAATCACCTATAGAGTCAAAAGATAAATATGAATCTGAAACTTTAATGTCTAATAATTTAGATAAATTGGCTTCTGCTTTATGTAAAGCTCAATCAGAAATGAAAGGTGCAGAAAAAAAGTCTACTAATCCTTTCTTTAATTCTGGATATGCTGATTTGCATACTGTAATAGAATCCTCTATCCCTTTTCTCAATAAATATGGTATAGCAGTAATTCAAGGAAATGATGGTAAGCCAGGAGAATTTTATGTAACTACTATGTTATTACATGAATCTGGACAATGGATTAAATCCAAACTAAGAATGCCTGTAGAAAAAGGAACTGCTCAAAGTATTGGTTCTTCTATTACTTATGGTCGTAGATATGGATTATCAGCTATAGCTGGTATAGCTCAATATGATGATGATGGTAATTTAGCATCTGGCAAAAAAGGTTTAACACAACAATAAATAAACATGAAAGGAAATACGAATGAGGACTTTAACAGTAAAGAAAACTAGTGGAACTTTATGGGCTACAGGATGGCATCAATTAAATATAAGTTCTGCTAAATATGGAGATTATAATGGATCTAAATTTATTGAATTAGCATTTGAAGATTATCCAGATAATTTCACTCTTAGAATATATGCTAAAGTTGGTAAAGATGGTGAAGAATTTGCTATTGGAAATGTATTTAGATTTGCTAATGCAGGGATTACTGAAGTATTAGAAGGAACTGGTGGTGATAAAGTTGTAAAATTAGATGATTCTGCAGATAATATGGCAGGAAAAAGCTTAAATGTATTCTTCTATAAAGATGGAGATTATACTAGAGCTTATTCTTCAGTAGCACCAACAGTATTTGAAAATGCTATAGATACATTTACAGAAAAAGATGTAGAATATTGGAAAAAGAAAGCAGAAACTAGATTTGAAAACTATACACCAGGATCAGGAGCAACTGTTGATTCTGTAATAGAGTCAAATAATGTTCCTGAAACTACTAGCACTAGTAGTCCAGATGTACCTTTCTAGGATAAATCTTATTTTACCCTGAAAACAAACATAGGCAGGTGCGCTTCTTACTTGATTGACTAAGAACATAAATCCTAGCGGATACCCTAAAGCCGCCTGCCTATATATTTGGAGATATAATGAAAAAGAAAATTTTTATATTAATAGATGAAATAGAATTATTTCTAAAAAAATCTAAAGAATTAAGAGATAGTGACGAAAGATTAATGGCTAATATATGGGGTAAATATATAGGAATGGATTCTTTAAAATACTATAATGGTATAGATATTCTTAAACTATTAGCAAAAGGTGAGCTTCCAAGCTATGAATCCATCTCAAGATGTAGGAGAAAATTACAGCAAGAATGTCCTGAATTAAGAGGTTCTAAATGGACTTCTAGACAAGTTAATGCTCAAAGAGATATTAAAAAAGAATTAAAAAGTTATCCTAAAATTAGAAAGCAAATGGAAAAAGCTAAAATAAAAAGAAATGAAATTAAAACACCATACCCTGTTGGTTTTGAATATAAAAGGAGTAAATAATGGTAAAAGAATTAGCATTTGGATTGTCTAATAGACATCATTTTGTAGAAGAAGAAAAAGTATCCGATTGGATGAATATGGACAAAGATACATTTATATCATTGTGGGATTATGATGAATATGTAAAAGAATTTACTCAAAAGAAAAATAGTTTATCTGGATATGATGGATTGCTATATATGCCTAATGAATTAATACTTGATGTTGATGGATCAAACCCTGATAATGCAAGACAAAAAACAATAGGATTAACAATTATATTAAAAGATTTAGAAATTCCTTATAATTTATATTTTAGTGGTACTGGATTCCATGTAGGAATACCTTCTAAAGCATTTAGATGGAAGCCTGATAAGTCATTACATCTTAAAGTTAAAGCTGCTTTAAAAACAGCAGGAATATATGATTATGCAGATCCTTCAGTTACAGATAAAACTAGAATAATAAGATTATTAAATACAAAAAATAGTAAAAGTGGTAAATGGAAAGTACATATTCCTGGAGATATGATTCATAAAAATATAGAATATATCTTAGAATATGCATCTAAACCACAAAAAGCAGAGACTATTGAATTAGAATGTGAACCTGTATTTGATGTTCTACAAACTCATACAAGCGAAAATAAAACATATGCGACTAAATCTTTAGGAAGAAATCCAGATTCTGTTAATTATCCCTGTATTCAAGCAATGATGGAAGGAACTCAATTTGGAAATAGGCATGCTTATGCACTTAGAATAGCATCACATTTAAGATGGAGATATCCAGAAGAAATTGTTATTCAAGTAATGGAACATTGGAGACAAAAAGTAGACAACCAATCTAAACCATTTACATTAAAAGAAATGGAATCTATATTAAATAGTTGCTATGAAGGACATGGTGGAGCTGGATATAGATATGGATGTGAAGACCCAATAAAAGATAGTCTTTGTAAAAATACATGTGTATTATATAAAGCTAAAAAATCTCAATCTGTGATGACAGCTAATGATATGGATAAAATTATGGCTGATTTCTACAATACAGATCAAAAGCCTTTAGATTTAGGATCTATGTATAATCAGAGATTTCCTGTATATCCAGGAGAAGTTGTAATTATACAAGCTCCCCCCAAATCTATGAAAACTATGCTTTTACAAAATTGGGTAAATTATTTCAAGAAACCAACATATTTTATGGAAATGGAAATGTCTGCCAGACAAATATGGTCTAGGTTTGTAATGATTGAGAAGGGATGGAAAGAGGAAGAGATAGCAGAGCATTATAAATCAATGAGAAATGGAATAACACAAGATTTCTCATGGCTTACTGTAGATTATGGATCTTGTTATCCAACAGAGCTACAGAAGAGAATATCAATGCTACCTGTAAAACCAGAGATAGTAGTAGTGGACCATATGGGTCTACTGAGATCGAAGCAGAGAGATAATAATATGAAAGTAGAAGAAGCCTCTCAAGGGTTAATGGAGTTAGCTGTTCAAAATAATATAATAGTATTTGCAGTATCTGAAATAACTAAACAAGCATTTCACGAAGGCATGAATATGGCTTCAGCAAAAGGCTCTTTTAGAGTAGCATATAATGCTAATAAACTTATTTCAGTAAATCCTATTAAAGATACAACTGGCCAGATAACTCAATTACATGTAAAATCAGAAGCTAATCGTGAACGAGAAACATTAAACGCTAAGCTTTGGGTTGAGGATGTTAGAATAACTGGAGCTGAGGTATGCGCTTATGAACAAGTTGATATTTAGTACTTGTTAATTTCGCAAATAAAGAAGTAGGTTTACTACTTGGATAATACTCATCAAAATAAAGAAATATTTCTACACAATTACAGAAACCTTACTACAGGATTTCGTGAAAAAAAATGTGCAGTAATAGCATCTAATAATAAAAAATGTTGGTGGGTATATCAATTCTTAATGAGTAACCCAAACAGAATGGTAGGAAGATGGTAGGTTAAGGAGAGTCAAAACCCTGGATTATTTGCTAATAGTATGAACAAAATTAGTTTTCAATTCATAACTTACCATCAACTACTTAAAGGAGAATTAATGAAAGCAAAAAAAACTGTAGTTACTAAAAATACTGATAAAGATATAGTATTTGAAGGCGCTATAAAAACAGAACCTAAAAAGGTTATTAAAGAATCTACACCTAAATGGAATTTAAGTCAAGATGATTATATTGAATTACTTAAATCTGTTGAAATAAATGCTCAAGCTATTGTAAATCTTCAAAATGAAGTAAATAGACTAAAAGGCAGAATGGGA